GTTCTGGACGCGCTCCTCTTCGGTCGCGCCAGGCGCCGCCTCACCCGCTGGCGTGCGGGTGATGACCTTCGGGACGTTGATCCGGGCGCCACCAGCGGCAGGCGTCGGCGCAGCGACGACCGTGGGCTTGGGACTCGGTGGCTCCTCCTGAACCTCGTAGGTATCGGAAGATCGTGTCTCGGCGCCGCGGACCTTGGGCGGATTGATCTTGGCCCCGACCGCGCTGACGGGGGCTGCGGCGACGGTCGGCGGCTCCTCGGTCTCGTAGGTGTCGGAGCTGCGGACCTCGGCGCCTGGACGGGCGACGACCGCGGCCTCACGGGCCTTGGCGCGCTTCGGTTCGGACTTCGCAGGGGTCGCCGCCACTCCGGCGATCGGACCGGTATCCTGCTTGCGGGGCGTGGCCTTGGTGCCACCGGTGCCGCCTGTTGATGGGCGTGGGGGAGCCGTGGGCCCAACGCCACCCCCACCTTCGCCACCAGGCGGGACGATCCCGACGCTGAACGGACCACCGCCAGGCGGTGGCTCACCCTGCCAGTGCCAGGTCAGGGGGATGTCGACGACCCCGAGTTCACCCAGGATCTGGTCACGGAGGGCACGTCCATCGACGTCGGCTGAGACCGGGACCTTGACCGGATCCTGCTTGTCAAGCTGCGACTGGACGGCGTTGCGGAACTCGCCGATCTTGACGTTCTTGACGGTGAGCGTCGGGGTGAGCTCGACCCCCAACTTCTGGGCCTTGGTGAGGGCCTGGTCGATCTTCTGCTGGGCCTTCTTGATGGCGTCTTCGGTGGGCGTGCTGATCCGAACCCGGATTGGGATCTCCCGCTCCGGGATCTTGAAGCCACGGACCTTCTGCTCAGCGATCTTGAGATCGCTGTCGAGGCCGGACAGATCCGCTCGTAGACCAATCTGAAGCGTTCCGAGATCTTCAGCTGCCATCGGAAGTCCTCAGACCGACTCACCTTTCTCGGTGGTTCGGCTCCACTTTTCCCCGAAGTGCGAACGCTGGGCGGCGGTCAGCTTGTCGAAATCGATGTCTCGACCCTGGCCGATCTCGCTCAGTTCGTCCTGCTCCTTGGGCGGGTGGACCATGAAGTAGTAGTCGCGCAGCGCATCGAAGTAGTGCTTCGGGAGCGCCGCGACCTCATGCGGCTTGTAGGCCGGGAAGAGCCGACAAATCTCCAGAACTAGGAGGTCTGCGGCTCCGAGTCGTTTTTTGCCTCGTCCGACTCCTTCTCAGGATCGGCCGACTTGGTCGGCTCGTTCTTGAAGTGGAGGCGGTTCACGACACCCTGGATGGCGGTCACCATCGGGAGTGGGAGCTCGTAGATCTTCTCAACATCCCACTTGGGCTCGAGGAGCGAGAGCGGGATCATCAACCGCAACACGGTCGACAGATCGGCCGATCCGTCTGGCCCCTCGGCCTCACGGATGCACTCCTCGTACTGGGTGCCGGTGATCTCGCGGAACTTGAAGTCGATCCCGCGGAGGGTGATGGACTCTTCCTGGAAGAGCGTGGTCAGTGCGGTTTGTCGAGCGGCCACAGAGTTGTCCTTTCCATCAGAAGGCTCCGGCCATCGAGGACCGTTCTCCCGTTCGCCGTGGTGAGCCTGAACTGTGTTCCTCCTCGTTTCGGGTCACCGAGCCACAGGCGGACGACGCGGTCCGCTGCCCGTCGTTCGAACGAGAAGGCGTTGATGAACGAAAACACGGCGCGAAGATCCCACTCCTCGACTCCCGAGGGGGTGTCTTCGCGCCGCGTCAGTGACCAGTACTCCATCGTCCCGATCTTGAGACCGATGGACGGGACCGCCACGTCTCCGTGGCGGCCTTCGATTCGCTTGAAGATGCTTGGCACATCCTTCTCCTAGACGGAGGCAAGGTGGCGGGGGACCCCGGGGAGGGTCACCGGAGTCCCCCAGAACGGGATGGGCTTAGAGCGACCCGTTCGAGAAGACGGTCCAGTTACCCGAGGCGCGGAAGTTGCCCGAGGTCTTGATCGCGTCGGTGTTCGACGCATTGATCGAGGCAGCTAGCAGGCCCGGGCCGTAGGCGACGAGGATCTCGAACCCGTTCCGATCATCTGCGTACAGGTAGATCTGGATCGTGTCCGAGTTCGAGCTGTTGACCAGCACGTCGCCCGACACGTCGAGCAGACCCGCGTACGTGCCCTGAATGTCCTTCAGGCCCACAAGATAGGTCTTGTTCGTGTCACCGAAGGTCGTGGCATCGACGTAGTCGCGGCCCAGGTTCAGGACCCACTCCGACTTCGCCGCGACCTTGACAGCGCCGCCGCCGCCCTTCGCGTTGTTCAGATAGATGGCGCCATTCTTGCCGTGAAGCTTGTCGCCAGAGTTCGCAGCCATTGAGAAAGACCTCCTCAGCCGTGAGGTTGGTCGGTCCAGACCTCATAGGTCCCGCCGACCATGTAGACCTTTCTCCCTTCTTCATCCACATCGGGGACAGAAATGTCCGCGATGCGTTGACAGAGCAGGGTGGATTGCCCGTCTACAACCAGAGCTGCATCGTCCAGCACGTTGAGTACGAGCGCGTCGACGTTACTGGCCTCGACGCTATCGTCCGAGAAGATCCGAATGTCGAACCCGGCGACGTACATCTGCGATCCCCAGTGCCGACGGATCGGCGAGTAGATCAGCTGATACGTCAGGAACGGATACGCCTGTGTCTTCTCGGCTGAGAAGCCCTCGTGGATGCCTCCGGGCAGCGCCGCTTTCAGGGTGGCGTTGGAGCGGAGTCTCTGGACGAGCGCTCTCTTGATCGGGGCTGACGAGGTCACCCGCTTGAGAGTGGCCTCGACAGAGAACGTGCCTGACGGCATCGCTACCTCCCGGGGCCGCGGAGCGCATCACGGAGGAGCCCTGGGAATTTCTCCCGAGCTTCCGCCAGCGCCGGTCGCATGAACGGCTGAGCCCGACTTCGCCGGGTGCCGAACTCGACGTACTTCGCGTACGGCGCCTCTTTCCCACCGGCCTCGACGTACGCGACGATCTGCTTGCCGGTGTCTTCGGTCGGGATCTTCTTGACCGACTTGCGGAGAGCGCCGCCGAGGGTCTGGCCCGGCTTGGCTCGACGCAGTTCGGCCCGCCCTCGACCGGACAGAAGCGCTTCAGCGCGAACATCCCGAACGACTCGGTGGCCGATCGAGCGGCCGCGGTCATCGAAGATTTCCTCGAGACGACCGAGGATGTTCTCGCCATTGACCCGGTAGACATCGCGGTTGGTGTTCGCGGTGCTGGTCCGGTTGCGTGAGTTGTACGTGTCCGTCAGCTGCGCGGTCCTGACAAGGGGCCGACTTCCGGGGCGACGACGGCCCGCGGCGTCTGTTGGAAACGCACTGGGAAGCCCGAGCCTGCGGCGCTGAACGCTCTCGGCGAGGGCCTCTTCGAGTGACAGGGTCCGCACATCCTGGCGACCCTGAGCGATCTGTTCGGCGAAGAGCTTCGAGCCGACGTTCCGACGGCGGTACTTGAAGACCTTCCGAACCGGGACGAGCTCCTCGGCCTTCTCGTAGGCGACGATCGCAGCCCGATCGACCCCACGGAAGGCTCGGGCGTGGATCTCCTCGCTGAGCTTGGCCCGATTGAAGATGACGGTCAGCTTCGTCCGCGGCACTACTTGTTCCGCTTGAGGATGCAGACCAGCCACTCGGGCCAGGTCTGATCCGTTCCGGCGTCCTCCACGAGGTAGCTCGCCCCGTTGATCTCGACGGTCCAGCCAGGCTCGATCTCGGTCCCGACCGGAAGCCGGAGCTTGTACTGGGTGGTGGTGTTGACGTCGCCGATGCCCGAGTCCCGATCGTTCGCCCAGGACCCGACGAGCCAGCCGTTGACGGTGGCGACCGGGGTGGTCGAGTAGGTCAGCTTCGAGCCGTACGGGTCCTCGTCGTCGAGTCCGGCGTTGAACGTTGTACTGAAGATCTGGACCCGTGTCGTCATGCCCAGCACGCCGACCTTCTGGATCGCAGCCAATTGGGCGTCGGTCAGCAGGCTCATCGGACCGTCTGGAACAGGAAGTCAGAGAGCAGGTTCTGGGCCGCCTGGGGGACCGCCACGACCGTGGCTGTTCCGCCGCGCTGACCCGGGGCCGCCGATCGGCGGATCGTGATCTCGCCGACGGTCAGGGTGTCGACGCCAGCCATACCGCGCGAGCGGAGCTGGGTCTCACCGAGATCGTCCGCGGCGATGATCCCGACCGCGTGCGCGATCTGCCAGGGCAGCTTGTAGGTGTAGTCGCAGGTCACGACGTCGGTCGCCGCCAGCGGATCGTCGAAGGTGACGGTCCCTTCGTCGTAGTCGATCGTGAAGTCGGTCGTCTGCTCAACGCCGTTCTTGTAGACCGTGGTCGTGGCGTCCTCGTCCCACCACTGGTTCTGCGCCCGGTACAGCGCAGCGTCCGTCGGCTCGAGGGTTTCACGTGAAACCGCGAACCGATAGCCGTACGTGTAGGACACGACCGCCTGGGGATTCCACAGCCCGACGAGGGCGGTGATGACGCCGGATCCGAAGATCCCGTACTGCGTCAGCTTGAGCGAGCTGGCCTCAATGAAGCCAGCCGAGTTGTTGATGAAGACCTCGTCGTCGCTGATCTCGGTGTAGACGTTCGGCGTCGAGTAGATCCGGAATGAGGTGACCGTGCGGACGGGCTGGTGCCAAGGCCAGAAGCGCAGCGGGTGAACGCTCCGCTCGTACTGGTCGATCGTCCACTCGTGCATCTCGGCGGTGATCGTTCCGCCGCGGAAGTCGTGACGCTGTGGGATCAGCGGCACGTTGCAGTACGACTCCACGGTCGCGGAGGCCCGAGCCAGCGCCGATCGGATCTCGACGTCGTCGATGTTCGTCAGGTCGATCCCCAGACCCATCGTCCGGAATCGCTCTGGGGTCACATACACGGATCACTCCTCGGCGCAGCAGAAACTCCGGGGGCCCGCCGTACCACACGGGCCCCCGGAGGAGGAGTGGAAGGCTTACTGCTTGACGCGCACCTTGTTCGAGAACGGGATCGCGCGAACCGCGAGACCCCACATCCCGAAGATGATGAACAGACGCGTCAGCTGGCCAGCGACACCCGGCGGGATCTCCAGGACGGTCGGGCCCTCGGAGCCGAGATACGGCAGCGAGATGCTCGACTCGTCGAGGATGTACATGTCGCGGCGGGTGCCGCTGTTCGTGTACGTCCCGATCGAGTCACCCGGCACAACGGCCAGCGGCAGCGGGCCGAAGACCGTGTTGACCGCGTTCGTCTGGACGCCGACGGCGACATCGACGAACTGGTTCATGTACCGGACGTTGGCGTCCTGCTGAAGGTCGAAGCTGACCTTCTCGTGCGGATGGCACCAGATGATGCTGGCGCGGCCACCCTGCTCGACGATCTCCTCGCACGCG